GCAAAACTTGCACCAAATATAATTAGATCTTTTACGATAAAATGATAGGCAAAAGCAATCGCACAGACCCACCCAACCGCTGGTCGCCAGCCGCCTTTAAATATAGAGCCACTTGCTGCCTCTGCTTTGTTGATTTCTAATTGAGCAAGCAGAGCCTCCTGAGCATGTTTTTCAGACATGGTAGCTATTTCGTGGGCGAGCTTCGCCTTTTGATCTGCGTCTGGAATAAATTTGTCTAGTAGTCCAGTGACTGGACCTATTAAAGCTTGTAACATTGCTACCTCCTAATAAACCTTAACTTTTTTATCATCAAGACTTGGTATGAGTTTACACATACACTCATAATTTTCAACTTTAATCGGAACTTCTATTTTTTGCCTACTTAATCTTTCAGAATAATACAAACAATCATTTATATTTTTAAAATAAATACCGCCATTAAAATTATCATTTAAATAGCACATAAGCATAAATACAGTCATTTTTTTCTTGCACGTTTCAATGACTCTTTAGCAGATTTTGCTATTTTTACAACCTCTGTTTTTTTCATTACTTTTGCCCTTTGTTCCATTACTGTTAGTATTTGGATCTTTCTTGCATAAGGCTTGTTAATTCTTTTAACTTTTGAGACTGTCGCTCTAGCATCTGCTGGAGTAGCAAATTTAATTCTAACTGTATCTTTAGGGTTTTCGTCAGTGTATAAACGTCTACCAGAACCTTTTGGTTTTTTTCCAGTTCCAACTTTAGGATCTTTTTTTGTTTTTGCCATTTTTATATCTTTTGCTTTGATCTTTTTTTATTTTTGTCAAAACTTTCGCCTGCTTCGCATGTAGCTTAGACGCTTTTCTTAATCCACCTATAACTTTTTTTAAAGGTTTTGTATAATGAGGCATTTTAATCTCCTAAAATTAAATTTAATTTTTTTCTTTTGTGTTGTTGTTAAAATTATCTCCCTTATGTTCGTGACCCATCCATATACCAAAAACGCCTGTCATAACGCCCATGACAACTGATACGAACGCTGATTGACTGGCAGTTGGGGAATCGAGTTGCATGAACCATTCTGCACATCTCCACGACATAATCGTACTTACAAGCATCATCAGTCTAGGAAGGATCTTCCATTTCAAAAACGTCTCTACATTCATTTCATTAACAACTCATTTAAACCGAAACCTTCTAAAAGAATAAGGGTAAAGAATAATAATAAAATACCACCTGCTATTAGCTTACCAGAAAAATTTGTAGAACCAATCTTTATTGCTACAAATTCATTGCTTAATATCCTCAAAGATAGTTCAAAACTATTCTCATCAATTTTTACGTTTATCGGTTTTTTCTTTTCTTCTGTCATTTTTATTTAACTGCACTATTTAGAGAATTTATTACATCATCAATATTTGGCTCTTTTTGCCAAGGATTGTAAACACATTTAAATTTTTTAGGACACCAACTCTCTATCATCATTTCGTAAGTTTCATTTCCGCCTTTATAAATACAAGCCATCATACCAGTTTTTGATTTAATTCTTTTTGCAAGTCTACAAGTAGTATATTTTTTTTTTTGATTTTACCCTGCCATATTTTTTGTCGTTTTGTATAGTCTTTAGGTTTATAAATATAGCCCTCTGTCATGTGTATGTAATTACTTGCTCTCGATTCTTTAATCCATATACCAGCAACTAAAACAACAAATCCACCTACAATACAAGCAACTATAAACCAGGTAACTGCTTCACCTATTTGTCTTCTTAACTGTTGTTGTTTATAAATTGTTTGTTGTCTTTCTTTGCGTATTTGACCTTCCATTTTTAAAAGGTCGTCATAAGCTTGTGGCCCATAAGTCATGTTCAGAAACATCTTGAGTTCGTACCTTTGTTCCTCAAGTTTCTTCTTGGCTGCATAAGCAGAGAGAGCTGCCTCCTCAATTGATCCAGCCTTAAACAACTTGCCAAACAGGGGAGGATTTTTTGCTTGTTTTTCAGCGTTATCAACATCAGATACAGCTCCCATCCAGCGTCCGATATCTCCAGACATTTGTTCCAAATCACGACCTACCGAAAAACCCTGTTTTATTGCCGTAAATGCTTTTGAGGCTACTCCCATAGCTATTGATATTGTTACTGGATCTATCGCATGACTCCATTAAAATACGCCCTGAAACCTTTGTGGCCTGGCTATCGGTGAAAATTTTTTAATCACGCCTCCACTACTCTTTTTTTGTGGATTTTTTTGATTTTTTTTTCGGCTTGCTAATTTTGGCTTTGATTTCCCCGCTTTCGACAACGCTATCGCTACTGCTTGTTTCTGTGGGTACTTCTCTTTCTTTAACTTGCGAATGTTCTTGCTTATTGTTTTCTGGCTCGATCCTTTCTTCAACGGCATTTACTACTCCTTCTTTTGCAAGTCTTCTTTGTCTTTTCTTTTCTTTTTCAACTTCCCAAATTTTTTCTCTTATTGAACTAACCATAATTTATCCTTTCATAGCTTTCATTGCAGCAATATCTCTGGTTGTTTGATCTCTTTGATTAGCTAAATCTTCTTGTTGATCTAGTCTTTGCTGGTCAAGTAACACATCATTTCTTTCTTTTTCTTTATCAAATGTTTGCTTTTGATCAAATTGATCTTGCTTTTGTGCTATTTCTTGACCTCTTAATGCTAATTCTTGCTTTCTAATTGTTACAAGCGGATCCTCATTTGGTGGCGGTGTTAACGCTTGTGCATATTGTTCTTGTATTTCAGATGCTAACTCTGCACTGCGTGACGCTACTTGATCTTGCATTGCCTTCATAGCATTTGGATCTTGCTGCATAATCATTTGTTGTTCTGGTGGTATTGTTGCCATAACCTCTTGTTGTGCTTGTAAATCAGCCATTAAAGCTATGTGCTCAGATATATGCCCCTGTAGTGTCATAAGTATAGCAGCATTAGCTTGTGCAACAGGTGTGCTCATCATAGCTAAGTGTGCAGTTATATGAGCTTGATGATTTTGCTCTGGAAAAGCAGTTAACATAGCACCTTTTAAAGCTTCTTGATTTTCTTTGGCAGGATTCATAGGCATAGGTTGAGGAGGTGGTTGCAAAACAGCATCAATATTATTGACACCTAAAGCCTCATACATTTTTCTGTATGCTTGATACATTCCATTGGGACCATGAATATCAGGATTACTTTGTGCTAGTTGCAGTTGTGTTTGTGCCAAAGCAATGCGTTGTGACATAGAAAAAATATTAGGATCAGAAACTGGTAATATATCTATTCTATCATCAAAATCTGTTTGTTTGATCTCAGGCGGTGCTCCAGGTACTTGATATGGATACATAGGCACATCCATAGCAAATATACGAGCTAATAATTTAAACTCTATCTTTTGTGAATAATGCAAACGCTTGTGTATTGCAGACATGACTTTTGTGCCACGTTCCATAATAGCCATTGTTGTGCCAACTGGTGCATTGCCTTGCATCTCACCAACTTTCATGTCAGCCATAGATGCAAAGCGTCTACCAGAGTCTATTAAAGTACCAAGTAGTGAATACAAGGTTTGAGATGGCTCCTTAAATGGTAATGGCATAATCGCTTGACGCAAATCCATACCAACCATATCTACATCTCTGAACTCGCCAGGATTTAGCGGAGACTCATCATCTCTAATCCTTGCACCTCTTGCTTTAAATCCTGCAGGCAAGTTAGATAATGTGCCTGCGTCAATTAGTTGTCTTAGAATTGATGTTGATGCTCTTGAAAGTCCACCTATCATATGAGTAAGGCCAAAGCCATAAAAGCCAAGACCAGGTAAGAACTTATAATGAACAAAATAAGGGATCTTCCTACGGAACGGATCACCTTCATTGAAATTCCTTTTGATTGATAATATTTCACCAGATTTCTCCACTATGGTAACGACATAGGGCATCTTTAATCCTGTGGGTTCTCCATCTTGGCCAATATCTTCAAAGCCAATTAAATCTAAATCTGTGTGAACTTCATATAATGTTAACTCTTCGTTGTAACTAGAACCTTTTTCTACGCCTTGTATGTCATCAATTGTTTCCTTGACCTCATCATAGTTTGATCCTCCGCTATCAGATGAGGGTAAATCTATATCTTTGTAAAACCCTTGCAATTGTAACTTTCTAATCTCATTTTTATCCATACGGACAACATGAGTAATGCGTGTAGATGTTTTAAGGTCTGTTGCATTGTAAGGAACAATTAAATCCTCTGCATGAACAAACTTAGAAACAGCTCTCTGCATTGAAGGGTCAAAGTAAATTTTTTTAAATGCTGAACCTACAATTGGAAGATAAAATAACATTTGATCTAACTCTGGATCATACTCTTCCATTTCATAAGTTATTTGATAATTCATGTAATTTTTAACACGCTCTGCTTGTGCGAGTAACTCTGGGTTTTCTGACCCCACAATGTGTGTTCTTACAGGTCCACTTGCTGGTAGCATTTCTCTGTATGCTTGTGCTTGAAACTGTGTAACGCTTTCTGCTAATAATGGGTGAACTACGCCAGATGCCCCCTCAAAAGGCTCTGCTCTATCCTCATAGTTCATGCCTAGTAGTTCTAAACCACCTTTGTACTGATCTTCCCAATCTCTTCTTGATGATATGTCTTCATCAATATCTCCAGTTATATCGCTTGATATTACACCTAACTCACTTTCGTCTATGTATTCTGCTAAGTTGGCATTAAATGGCACTGGCATTGATGCTTCAAGTTGCTCTTGCATCTCGCCTATTATTGCAGATCCGTCTTCTAACTCTGTTACGCCAGGTGTTATTTCAGTCTCAGAAACAGATACTTGAACACCTTGAGGTAAATCTACGTTTTCAACACCATTTACTTTTTCAATAGCCATGATTATCTAAGCTTAAACTTTCCACCCGCTCTCGCAGCTCCCATGCCTCTACAGACACCGCCGCCAGAACCCATCTTTACAGGCCCACCTGCCTCAAATTTTTTAGCTAAAGTAGGATTCATCTTTTCTTGCACCGCCTCTGGTAACTTTGAAAAACCTTTAAACTTTTTTGGAACAGCACCACCATCTTCCATTCTTGTGGCAATACCCATCATCCTGTTCATTCTATCTCGATCAACATCAGATATATTTGCTGTTCTTCCCATTAAACGTCTTAACATTGCCCTCTCAGCATCAGACATTGTTGAAGCTTTTTCGCCAAGAATTTGCATCATCATTGCACGATCAGAATCAGATGTTGCTCCACCTTCTTGCATCTTTTTAGCTTTTTTCATAGCTTCCTCATTAGTTTTAGCCACTCTTTTGCTAAACTCTTCATTTAAGATAATAGTCTTATCAGCTCTAAATGGATCTTTTTTGGGCCTCATCTTTGGCTTTGGCACGTTACCGCCATCTTTCATCTCTTTAGCCTTAACTTTTTCGATTGCTTCCATAAGTCCGCCATCTTTTTTGTTTGGAATAAATTTTATACCGCCCTCTGGCTGGACTGATATTGTACCATCTTTGAGTCTTTTCTTGCCTGTTTGTCTAATCCTACCATCTTTATCAACTTTAATTATAGGTCTTACTGAACCACCATCTTTTGCCATAGTTATTGTCTCCTTCTGAATACTCAAAGCACTCCCAGGTTTTGGTGTAATATCAAAAGTCTGTGGCTTTGCTTTTACCTTACTTGTTTTTGCTATTTTTTTCAAACGCTTTGTAAGGATGGCATCTTTCTTTTTCTGCATATCAACTGTCTTAATACCAGTTTTACCCTTACCAAAATCAGAAACCATCTTAGCTAAACCCTTTAATGGATCTACCTTACCACCTGTTTTAAGAAGTTTTAACTGCTTCATTTTAGTGGTATCAATGACTTTTATCTTTGGAGTTTCTTTTTGTTTCATCGGTGGCATCCTTCTTCCAAAATACTTGCCAGGAACTGGTTGACCTCTTTCTTCTAACTCTCTGTAAGCTCTCCTTCTATCTGCTTCATCTGACATCAGTAATACTCCATCTTTCTTCTGTAAGCGGGTTCAAACTCCTCATCGTCTGGTGTAGCTATAAAACCACCTTGTCTGAATCTTAGTATAGCCTGTGTCATCGAATCTGCCAAGTCATCATGATCACCATGTGGAAAACTCGCACATTCCTCAACAACCTCCTCTGCAAAATTTGCATCTGGTCTCCAAACCATACCACTTTCAAACACAGGTGCACATGCATTCATTCTAGCAAACTTATCAGCACCCTTACTCGGCGTAAAAGGTGTAACTGGCACACCCATACGTCTTAACTCTTGTGTTAATGGTGTACCACTTGCTTTCTGCTCAATCAAAATCATGTCAGGATCATATGCCTCGCACAACTTCATTGCTTTTTGCTTGAGTTCTGGAAAATCCCATCTGCCTTTTTCTGCGTCAAGCAAGATGATGGCATCTCCTTCTCCATCAACTGGAGTAAAAATACCCCAAGTAGTAATAGCACTATAATCAGAACGCTCATTTTTTGTGAACGCTGTGTCGTAGGACTGTATGACATACGAACAGGCAGGTGGGTTATCAGGATTCCAAACATTCCACCACTCCCTTTTTATTATCGCACCTTCTTCAGCAGTTGGGTTCTGCATGTATTGTGCGTTCCATTTACCTACAGGAATAGATGCCTTAACGCCCTCTAACTCTTCTCTGCTCCAATATTCTGGCCATAATACATTATCTGTATCTGGAAAAATAGCAGGGAACTCCACGATCTCCCATTTATCAGCTCCGCCTTGTGCCTGCTTTTGTAATACTCTAGCAGTTAAATCTTTAATACCCCAACGTGTCATAACGATAATTATAGAACCGCCTGGTTGAAGTCTTTGTCTTGGACCTGATGTATACCAATCATAAATACTGTCCAAAGCCGTTGGACTTAAAGCATCTTGTTCTGATACTGGATCATCAATGATAAGTAAATCCGCACCTCTACCAGCTAAAGCACCGCCTACACCAACTGCATAATACTCGCCACCTTTGTTCGTTGACCATCTACCAGATGCTTTTGCATCCGCTGCCAACTTAACATCTGGAAATACATCACGAAAGTCATCGCTATCAATTAAGTTCTTAACCTTACGACCAAAGCCAACTGCTAATTCTGCCGTATGTGTTGCTTGTATTATTTTTAAATCAGGGCGTTTGCCCATAAGCCAAGAAGGAAATAAATAACTCGCAAACTCAGACTTTGTATGTCTTGGCGGCATATTGACAATCAAACGCTTAATCTTACCATCAGCTACTTGCTGTAGTTTATCTGCATATATCTTATGATGCCTTCCCTCAATAAAAGATGGCCATATGCGTTTGACAAAATCTATATACTTATCTTGACTTGCTTTCTGCTTTTCAAGCATTGAAAGTCTGTCTAGCATGGGAGCTATCTTAGATAACTCATCATCACTTAAATATTCTGCAAACTCTAGGTTCATGTTCCTGTTGCTAAGAAATCGTCAACCGCTTTTATTAATCCACCATCTTTAGCGGCAACTATTGGTTTTGCAGGCACACCAGTTAATAATTCAATTAACTTGTTTAATTCACCACTGTCAAATCCTATTGGCTCAATTTTTGATGTCGCTGGTGCAAAAGGACTTGCAACAACTGTTGGTGTGTCAGTTGGTGTTCCTTTTATTGGCATTCCACCAATTACATTCGGCGGCAAGTCATCTTTCTTTTCTTCTTCTTTTTTTAACACTAAAGGTTTTATTACTGGTTCATCTGAATCACCACCTAAGTCTAAAGGTGCGTTAAAATCCATACCACTTCTAACTGCACCAGTAACAGGATCTCTTGATCCAGTAATTCTGCCTTGACTATCATAGATCGGATCAAAGTTTCCAGATGCTAAGTCAGATAAAATAAAATCTTTTGCCTTCTGCTCTGCAAAGTTTAAACCTGTTGTAACAAAACTTGGAATTTTACTCATTATACCACCACTAAATTGTGTAGGCCTTTTGTCGAGTTGTTGCAGTTGAGACGCTAAATTTTTGTTTTGAAACACACCTAGAGTGTCCTCTCGTGGATCATCAGAAAATATATCTGATCCACTTGTTAATGCGTCTGCAAATTCTTGTGATAACCCCATGTTCTCATCAAAACTGTCAGATGTATCTTCTTGACCATCATCACTACTTCCAAAATCCTCAGATGGACCAAAGGCATCTTCGAAACCAGAATAATCGACATCTCCACCTTCAAACATATTTTGTACTTGACCACCATTTTCGTACAATACTTTTCTCATAGACCCAACTGGAGTTCCATCTTCAAAAAAGAAACCTTCATCCCTGTCTTCTGCTGGCCTTCTAAATAATTCAATATCACCACCTGGACCATCAGATCGATTTACAGTGTCTATCTTATCAATTGGCGGGTCTCTAAAAAAATCTAAAATATTTATAGGTTCTAAACTAGGTGGTCTTTTTGCAAGAGCTGCATCTATTGCAGCTTGCTCTGCAGGAGATTTTACATCTCTTTGCATATTTCTAGACATTGCCTCTTCGTAAGTGTAATTATAATCTTTAGTTGAATCACCAAATCCAAGGTCATCAATTAGTTTGGCAGGTTCAGTCATTTTCTGTAGTCCCTCAAAAGGATTACTAGGTGTAAATATAGGCATCTCACCTAAACCAGGTCTCGTATTGGTCATAGGTGGTTTTAAATTTTGTGTTGGTGGTAATGATACGCTTGGCGAAGAAGTAACTTGTGGCGGAGCTGGCGTTGATGTCAAACCGCCTCCACCTGTGCCTGATCCAGAGCCATTTAAATTAAATCTCTGCTTTGCCATCTGCTCTATTTCTTCAATAAATGGCTGAACTTGAGTATCATCAATTCTCTTTGATAAAAAATCTCCGTAACTCGCTAATGGACCACCTGCAAAACCACCTTCTTGCATCATCTGCACTGGTGGGTTGAAAATGTCAATATCAGACATTGTGGGTGCCAAGGTTGGGGCTGAGGCACCCACCATAGGTGCTAATGGAGGACTCGCCGCACCATTCATATTCTTCAAAAACGTGCTAAAATTGCCACGACTAGTGGCCGTTGTGTCTAATTTTACTTGTGGTGGCTGTGCTGGTGCGGGTGGGGTCGGCATAAAACCGCCCATAGGTCCATTGGCCATCAAAAATCTCCAAATTTAACGTCTTTTGGAGATAGTATCTTACTAAGTGGCTTTTTGCAATAGCATTGTCATCTCTCTATTGCTCTGATCTAACAACCTTGTTACCCAAATCTCGTCTTGACGCTTATCAGCCTCGCCTATCGTGTGCTCTATGGCGTTGCAAAGCTTCCAAATGCGTTGTTCTTCGTGTTTTGTTAAAGGATTTTTGCTCTGATCGTAATTTACTACCTCTTCATTGCCCTTTTTCTGCTTTTTCGCCTCGCTTAAGTACAAAACAGCGTACTTCACGGACAATGGTATGCGATAATGGTCAGTTTCATAACATCTGTACCCTCTTTCGCTCATACCTAACTTCTTTGCCATGTCTATTTGGCTAAGATTTAAACTTTTTCTGTGATCTTTTAGTTTATCACCAGTCCAATCACTAAAACTCTTGTCGTTTTTCTTCATTTTTTTCCTCTAATACTCCAATTTCTATTAAATCTTCAATGAAATCATCATCAGAACCAAATCTAACTGAGTCTCCAGTGTAATCTGATATCAATGAGGCGTAAGTACGCCTTAGATCTTCCCTTGTTCTAAAAGCCATTTGTGATTTTTCTGTAATTTGGTCAATCATCTGTGCTGGGTCGCCATGCACTTCAAACTTACCACCATCATATTTCATAGTGTACGTCTTCATAGCGTCATCATAGGTGCTGAGTGCCTAAAGGTCAAGAAATTTTTTTGTAAAATTTTTTTGGCAGCCGTTTTTCAAAAAGCTGGGGGCTGTTTGTGGTGAAGTTAGTGCAAGTGCGACCCTATATGCAAATATAAAAAAAGGGGGGTATATCCCTATACCCCACCGACTCCGATCTGTAGATTCACAACCTAAGTTGTGAATCTGTTATCTAGATAATCTTTTAACTCATCTGTAATATTTGAATAAATACAATCACTATTATTATTTAATTGCATTGTACCATTAGAAACTCGCTCAATTTCTGTTGGTATTTTATATCCATTAAGATCGTACATACCATTTGATGAACCATTAAGATGTCCATAAAATTCTTGGTTCAATGTGATAACGCATTGAGTACAACCAATTTTACGTCTAATTGTATTAATGGTTCTTCTAACTGATCTAGCATCATTGATGCCACATTGACTCATAATCTCTTGAGTCGTTGCCCCATTAGGAGTCTGACATACTTGAAATACTTTCCATAATTTAGAGTTATAAGGCATGGTATTTGTTAACTCTTCTGTGTATCTTGTACCTTGATTAATTAAGGTAAATCTATTGTTATGTGAATAATCTACAAGAGTAACAATAAACTCAATCCAATTCTTTAACTTTAAAGTTGAAAGAGTCCCTTGATGTTGTCTAAACTCAATTGTACCTTTTCCACCACCATCTTCTTCAAGATGAGAAATATTGATTGCATTAAACTTGCCACCACATACACGTTTTAATTGATCTAAATTAGTGCAATTTTCAATACGAGTGACTCTATCTGCCATATTACAACAATATCTTGAGTCACGTCTTGAACGTGCTAAAAAAGAATTTATTGTTAATTGATGTTTGGCATATCTAAAACAAATGTCTTTAATTACTTCAAATTGTAAAGCATCGTTTGAATCTTGAAAGTATTTGTTTTGTTTAAACTTAGCAATTGATCTAGTATTAAATTCTTCACTATCCATTGTAATAGGTTTTAAACCTATATGAACATGATTCCCACATCGAGTCGTGATGTTACCACCTAAACGAATGATAATGTCATTAACTTCACTATTAATCTTCCAAGTAGACTCTGCCTTAAAACTTAATGGTGGGAATACAACCTCACCACCATTTGGAAGAGATCCATCGGAAATGACTCTTAAATAATTTAAATGTGGATAATTAGAAATAATCTCATTTCTTAGAGTCACATATGAAAGATTATCAAATTCTTTCTCAATTCCAATTGCTCTGTCTGTTGTGATATTAGTCATAGTATTTTTCCTTATGTTGTTAAAATGTTTGTTTGTAACGAATCAATTGTATCAAAATTAATAGGCATTGTATACCTTAAAGTAATAAATGTTCGTTTTTATTTTATCTCAAAAAAAAGCTATTTTTTATCAATGTTCGCTCAAAAAGGAGGGGGAAGTCAGATGGGCGTGGCTAATGCGATACCGACTCCGACTCCGAAGCCCAACACCGACACCGACACCG